TCGATGCGGTGGTCGATCAAGTTGTTGGGCACATTGTAGACTATCTCGACAGCAAGAAGAAGACAAAGGTACGTCCAGGCCTTGTGAAGGAGCATTTGGGTATATTCCTGGTGAGCATGATTGAGAATCCTTCGTTTTCAAGCCAAACCAAGGAAACCTTGACAACCAAAGCATCGGCCTTCGGGAGCAGCTGCAAGTTGTCGGATGAGACGCTGAAGAAGTTGATCAGCAAGTTGGGTGTGGTGGAGAAGATCCTGGAAGCTCAGGCGGCGAAGGACTCGAAGGAGAACACGAAGACAGACGGCAAGAAGCAGTCTCGCATCACAGGCATTCCCAAGTTGGATGATGCGATGTACGCAGGGACTGCCAAGTCAAGTCAGTGTACGCTGATTCTGACGGAGGGAGATTCCGCCAAAGCGATGGCCTTGTCTGGGCTGTCGCAGGAACAGCGCAAGTTCTATGGAGTCTATCCGTTGAAGGGCAAGGTGCTGAACGTGAAGGACACATCGGACAGCAAGGTGGAACAGACGAAGGAGATTGCAGAGTTGAAGAAGATCATCGGTCTGCAATCGGGAAAGAAGTATGCGGATGTCTCCGGACTTCGGTATGGGTCGATCATGATCATGACCGATCAGGATTACGATGGGTCTCACATCCGAGGCCTGTTGGTGAACTTGTTCCACGAACTGTGGCACGAGTTGATTGCGATTCCGGGGTTCCTGACCTACATGGCGACTCCGATTGTCAAGGCGACCAAGGGCAAGGAAACCAAGAACTTCTACAGCCAATACGAATACGAACAGTGGAGAGCCTCTTCTGCTTCGACGGGCTACAAGGTGAAGTATTACAAGGGATTGGGTACGTCGACCCGTGAGGAAGCGAAGGACTACTTCGCAAAGCCTCAGGCAGTGCAGTTCTCGTTCGTCCAGGGCTCAGATGAGGCGATCGAGTTGGCGTTCAACAAGCAGAGAGCCGACGACCGCAAGACGTGGCTCCAAGGCTATGACAAGTCTGCGTTGGTCCCCGCAGGAACGATGGTCCCGTACACGGACTTCATTCACAAGGACCTCATCCACTTCTCCAACTACAACTTGGAGAGGGCGTTGCCAAACATTATGGATGGCTTGAAGGTGTCGCAGCGCAAGATCCTGTATGCGGCCTTCAAGAGGGATCTCAAGCATGAGATTCGTGTGGCCCAGTTTGCAGGCTATGTCTCGGAGCACACGGGATATCACCACGGCGAACAGTCGTTGAATGATGCCATCATCGGCATGGCACAGGACTTTGTGGGAGCGAACAACATTCCCTGGTTGGTTCCGCAGGGACAGTTTGGAACTCGTCTGCAGGGAGGCAAGGATAGTGCAAGTCCCAGGTACATCCACACCTACCTCCAACCGGGCATCCGTCGGATTGTGCCCGAAGCAGACTTCTCGGTGTTGACGTATCGAGATGATGACGGACTTCCGGTGGAACCAGAGTGGTATGCACCTGTACTGCCGATGCTGTTGGTGAATGGTGCTCGAGGGATTGGCACGGGATATTCGACCTATGTCCCACCGTACAATCCTCGTCAGTTGCGGTCGATGTTGCTGGGGTGGCTAGAAGGGAATGACGATGCGTTGGAGGAGACGATGGAGCCGTACTTCCAAGGATTCAAGGGAACGGTGCACTCGGATGGATCTGTGACTGGCAACTATCGGAAGGAGAAGGAGGAGTTCGTCGTGACCGAGTTGCCGCCTGGAACGTGGACACAGGACTATCGTGAATGGCTGGAGAAGCTGCTCACGGAAGGCACGATCAAGGACTTTGTGGATATGTCGACGGATACCGATGTCAACATTCGCATCAAGGGCATCGACGAGTCGGTGTTGGCCAAGTCGTTGACTGACAAGATCAAGTTGACGAACATGCATGCCTTCAACTCGAAGGGTGTCGTGACCAAGTATGCGACCCCGAACGAGATCCTCAAGGAGTATGCGGAGGTGCGTCTGGAGTTGTATGCCAAGCGTCGTCAGAAGCTCATCGACGACAACCGTGCGGAACTCCCGTATCATGAGGATGTCATGCGGTTCATCGAGGATCAGATTGCCGACGAGCCCACACTGGTGTTCCGCAAGAAGGAACGAAAGATCTGTGAAGCCGAGTTGGAGGCGGCCGGATATCGCAAGGTCTCGGGGTCGTACGACTACGTCTTCCGTCTTCCGGTGAGTACCTTCACGGCAGAACAAGTGGCCTCTCACAAGGCCAAGTTGGCTGCGTTACGAGCCGAGATTGACAGATTGATCTCCCTGGAAGCTGCGGACATGTGGCTTAGCGAACTGTCCAGCATATAAATAATGGACTACCGAACATTGATGATGCAGACGCATCGGGAGGCGATGGCAAACTATACATTCGACCCCCGAGAACGATTTGAAAATACACGACAGGCTTCCAACAATGTACAGACATTTAACTCCACGCAAGTAAGCACGAATGCGGCGATTCGCCCAGAGGATTATGCAGAAGAATCGTTTGGATCACGAGCAGATGAGAACAGTGTCCAAGATTCTCCGAATACACGCTCGTTCAAGCGGTACATTATTGTGGATGCTTCCCAGCGTGACTGGGTGAAGCAACCCAATCCCTATACAGCTCTGACTTTTTCCTTTGGAAGTCAGACCACCGTGGCAAGCAACCCGATTGTGTACACCAACAATCCCTTCGTTCCCACCTTCGCAGTCGAGCAAGCAAGTAACAACCCACCCTTGGTCGGTGTCTACAATAACAGGGGATGGTCGTTGAATACAGGAACATCGATCGTACAGTACCCACCCTACAACCCGAATCTTCCTCCTGGCATTCCCGTCGGAACGGATACAGGATATATCATTCAGCCATCTGGACTTGGGTTTGGCAGTTCTGGAAACATCAACAACGTAGCCTCTCTTCGATTGGTCCGTGCCGTGCTTCCTCAGCGTCAGTTTTTGGCCATTCCAATTGACCCATCGACCTCCGGAACGGATGCATCGACTTCCCAATACATTCAATCGAACTTGATTGGCAAACCGTATTCTACCTTCTCGACCTATCCCTATTTGCTCTTCAACGTCAATGAGTTCTTTGGACAGTACTTGGGAGGCAACGATCAGATTCGCAGGTCTTTCTCTGTCATGACACAGCGTCAGAGACAACAGACGAACTTCCAAACCGATGTGGGTGTACAGCAATATGACTACGAGTCATGGGGAGAGGAAGCCCTTACCTTCCAAAGTCCCATCACCAACTTGAAGAGACTGGAGATTACCATCACAGATCCGATTGGTACCACCTTTGCGCAGAATGACAATCTCACCATTTCCTTGATTCAAGCAACGTCGAATCAAATGTATTTGAACTGCTTTACACCGAATGCTCGCTATTTCAGCTCGAATGAACTGCGTGTGGGTGATCGTGTCACCTTCTATCCCGAAACCATCTCGAATATGTTGAAGTCTCCTATCTTGAACGTGTTGGATTCGGACAAGACCTCCTTCGTTCGTGCATTGACAAATGCGACCTTCCCTGTTTTGCAGTTGTTGGACTATGTAGACGATCCCTTGGCCCCTGGAAACTTCATTCCACGTGATGCATCTTCTGCCCGAACAACTCCGTATGTGAGTTCGTATAACGGGTTCGTCATCCCCAACTTTGTCACTGTAGAAGCAGACGGCGACGCAGTCCCCACCTTTCCCAACTCGATTGACAGTGGAACGGGGGAAGTGATTGTTCCTGCGACGTTGTTGAGTTATCTGACCACGGATCCAGCCAAGAACACCTTGCCATTCTTGAACACGAGTTTACAACCGGTCTATACCTTGGAACTCGAAACCTTGGAACCCGACACATCGAAAATCGGCGGGAAGATTGTCGTGCCTCGTTAGTAAATGTCGACTTGGTCCGATAGTTTTACCTATGCGAGAAGTCTCATTGATTTCTACACGGGAACTGCGATTCCCAATGCCCCCAAACACACAGGACGTCTACCCTTGTCTGATCAGGAAGTCCGGACGTCTGTTCCTCCGGCCGTGTTGTTTTCTCCGGAGCCCTACTTGGTGTCTTCCATGATGAAGGAAAACATTCAGTACCGTCACAGTAACACCTCTTTGAACAAGCAGTTCTTTAGTCAGGAGAACATTGACCTGCTGCAGTCTCGCATTCAAGGCGAGGTCCGCCAGATGGTAGGTGCTGAGATTGGCCGCCAGTCAGACCCCGATCTGATGTTGGTCATGCGCAGCTACTACTTGACGTATGCCAAGAACAACCCCAACGAAATCCGTGAAGAACTTGCCGAGTTGAATGACCGTGTCGTTGGGTTCTGTTCCAACCGAATTGCCGTGGAGGTGGAGGCCTACCGCTATTTCCGCAAGGATATTCTGGACTTCCCCGATCCTATCCAACGTCCGGTTGATACTCAGATTTATGGCACGCGGACAGGTGAGTTGAAATCCTTTTTCTAATCTAGACAATGCTTTACGACTTCCGTGACCGTTTAATCTTGGAATACAAGGGCTGGTGGTTTGTCTGGGAGGAAGCCTGGGACTCCTTTCGTCCCGTGGATGCCATTCAATGGGATGGAACACGATTCCTCTTGGAAGACCAAAGCTATTGCAGTGACCCGTTGGACCCCTTGTACGGGTATGGCTCTCAGAACATGAAAGATTTTTGCCGTCTATTGGGAGAACGAAAAACAGAACAATCCCCTTTGGAAGTAACGACCTTGGAACACGGTCCTCTTGAATGGTTTTTTGACAGACGAGTGGCCTTGACTCCTTGTGCTCCTCGGGATTATGGATCTTGGAAGCGGATGGTGCAGAACAAATATAGAACGTGTCGCAAGGCCCCGAAAGGCAAGAAGTTCACTCGTCGTGCGCAGAAACTTAGAGAACTTTGAAGTCATTCAATCATAATGAGAATCAACATCATCGGAAACCTCAAAAAGAATACAGGCGTCCAGCAGGATGTCCATATTCTTCATGGAATGATTGTCCATGTGTTTGGAAAGGAGACGGAGATTCGGCATGTCCCCCATTACTTTCCTCAATGCCCTCAAGCGGAAGCAAACTTCTTTGTGGAAGTGATCAATCCCTCGCTGTTTCCGTATGCGGCCAAGAACATTTGGATTCCCAATCCCGAGTGGACCTACAAGACCTGGGAACCGTATGCGAAGATGGTGGATGAGATCTGGGTCAAGACGAAGGAAGCCCAGAAGATCTTTGCAAACTGGGGTGTGGAAGCCCGCTACATTGGATGGACTTCGATTGACAAGGTGATGCCTGAAAAGAAGAACTATCACAAGGCGATTGTCCCCGTGGGCAAGAACATTTGGAGAAACCCCAAGCCGGTGGTTCAGGCGTATATGAAGATTCAAAGGGAGAACCCGTCGGCTTTTGCGCAGTTGCCGGAAGTCCACATTGTGTATTCTCCGGATCACATTCAGATTCCTCCGATCCCTGAAGTAGTGGCTTCCAAGTTCAAGCTTCACGGAGAGGTCATGCCCGAGAAGGACTATGATGAGTTACTTCACGAATGTGGATTGTGTATCTGTATGTCGGCTGCGGAGGGATTTGGTCATGCAGTCAATGAAGCCATGTCTGCAGGGTGTGTCACTATGCTCAGTCCGATTGATCCTTTCCGGGAGTTGACCAACCATGCGATCTGGGTGTCCAACTCCAAAGTGATGCCTCATCCGCAGTGTCTGGGAAACCTGGAAGACATTGAGGTAGATTCACTGGTCGATTCGTTATTTTTGTACATGTCCAACCACTTTGTGTGGCGCAAGTCGATGAGTCAGTTCAGTCGTACGGAGTATGAGGAACGTCACCAACGCTTCATCAAGGCGATGGAGGCGCTGCTGACACCGTACAAAGACACTCCAGAGTATTCCTTGGAAGCCTTGTTGCCGAAGGAAGAGACCCTGCCCAATGTGTCTGTGATTACCATCACAAAAGACCGTAGACCCTTCATCCCTCTGGCCAAGTACTGTTTCCTTGCACAGGGGTATCCAGAGGAGAAGTTGGAATGGGTGATTGTCGATGATGGAATGGATCAGATCAAGGACTTGGTGTCGGACCTTCCGAATGTCAAGTATGTTCTCTGCGACAGACCGATGAATGTCGGAGAGAAGCGCAATCTGGCGGTGGAACGGGCGTCTCATGATATCTTGGTGATGCTCGACGATGACGATGTGTATCCGAACAACAGTTTGGTCACTCGTGTGGCGTATATGTTGGCAGGACCCGTTCCCAAGGAGTGTACGTTCTGTACGACCATTCCATGCTTCGACATTCACGAAAAGAAGAGTTTCATGAATGTTCCACCCAGTGTGTTGAGTATGGCAGACAGAGTGTCGGAAGCCACGTTGTGTTTCACAAGGGACTTTTGGAAGAACCGCAAGTTCCCCGAGGTACAGATTGCAGAAGGAGGCGCATTTGTTCGTGGACGCGAACACATGTGCAGGGAGGTATCTCCCCAAGATGTGATTGTGAGTTTAACCCATAAGAAGACGACATCTAGTCGCAAGGCCCCGCCTGGCGAATCCAATGGATGTCATTATGGGTTTAGTGAAGAGCTCTTTACGCTCGTCTCCGAGATTGCAGAGTCGATTTAATAGAGACGGAAGCCCCTGGACTTGCGGCTGCGGCGTTTACCGCCCATCACCTCCTCCTTCTCGTCACTACCCCCCATGAGGCGGGCCTTCTTGGCACGGGCACGCAGGGTAGCCTTCTTGCCAGAGGTCTTGAGTCCTGCCTTCTTGAGGGTCCTCTTGAGGGCCTTGACGGTGACGCCTGAGCGGCGACCACCCTTCTGATCGACGATAGGAGCAGCAGTAGAAGCAGGAGCGTTGGGACTAACTTCGGTTCCGGGCATTTATTCTATCCGTACTACCTTTTTTTAATAGAGACGGAAGCCACGAGACTTGCGGGAGCGACGACGACGCCCGCCGTCCACCTCCATATCCGTAGAGCCAGTTGAACCCTTGGAAGAATCCGAGCGCGTCATCAAAGGCACACATGCACCATTCTCAATCCTACCGGGCTTGCCGTCCGAAGTAGTGCAAGGATCGTTCTCTGCACCACCCATCAAACGAGCCTTCTTGGCACGACGAGTCAAGGCTGCCTTCTTGCCGGAAGCCTTCAATCCGGCCTTCTTGAGCATCTTCTTGAGGGTCTTCACAGACTTGCCAGATCTGCGACGGCCACCCGCTTGAACATCCTGAGGAGAAAGAGTTTTCATTTATATGATTCATAGATTTTTATACGCACACCGGTTTAGTGCTTGCGGGACCGACGGTGGCGACCACCAGAGGGCGGGGCAGGGGGAGGAGTCGTGGAAGGAGGAGCTGAGGGAGGGGTGGAGCTAAGCTTTTTGTCAACCGTTGCTGCTAGCTTGTTCATGAGTTCTTGTCCCTTCTCCTGCGCCTTCGCCTCCACCTTCTCCCCAACCTTCTTCGCGAGATTCATCGCAAAATCTTTGATGCCACCACCCATCAGACGAGCCTTCTTGGCACGACGAGTCAGAGCGGCCTTCTTGCCAGAGGTCTTCAGACCTGCCTTCTTCAAGACACGCTTGAGTGTCTTCACGGTAACTCCACTGCGTTTGCCTGCGTCTTGCATGTTTGTCTTTTGGACAGACATTTTCTTACGCAGAGCAAGACTGGCAAGGTTCCACGGTGAACTGTTGGGCCTTGGCAACAGACTTGGTTCGCAAGTAGTAGCATCCCGTCTTCAATCCTTTCTTCCATGCGTACAGATGCATGGACGAAATCTTGGAATAGGACGGCTCGGCGACGAACAGATTCAAGGACTGAGATTGGCAAATAAACGGAGCACGATCGGCCGCCAGATTGATGATCGTCTTCATAGGGATTTCCCAGGAGGTCTTGTACAACTCTCGCAGCTCGGAGGGAATCTCGATGATGCTTTGGATCGACCCATTGTTCGCAATGATTTGAGTACGAATCTCTGAGTTCCAATATCCTGATTTGACGAGGTCTTCTACCAAATACTTGTTGATGCAGACGAACTCTCCTGCCAACACACGGCGAGTGTACAAGTTGGATGTGAAGGGCTCAATGCATTCGTTGTTGCCAAGAATCTGAGAGGTAGACGCAGTCGGCATGGGAGCCACCAACAGACTGTTGCGCATTCCATATTTGACCACCTTGGATTTCAACTCCGCCCAATCCAAGTAGGGTGTCTGTGTGGGTTCCTGTTCCCACAAATCATATTGAAGCTTGCCTTGAGAAGCCGGAGATCCTGGGAAGGTGACATACGATCCACGTTGCGCCACCTCAATCTCCAGTCCCCTCCACTGCTCCAGAGTGTTCGAAAGAATGGACTCTTCCATACTGGCTTCGACAGCCGCAAAGTAGATGTTCTCAAAGATCTCACGGTTCAACTTCGCCGCTGCTTCACTTCCCCAAGGCAACCGAAGAATCGCAAACACGTCTGCGAGGCCTTGGACTCCGATACCGATGGGGCGGTGACGGAAGTTGGAACGCTTGCACTTCTCGGTGGGGTAGAAGTTGAGATCGATGACCTTGTTGAGGTTCCTGGCAAGGATCTTGGTGTAGGTGCGGAGTCCCTCAAAATCATAGGTTCCCGATCCCACAAATCGAGGAAGAGCCAACGAACCCAGATTACATACTGCCGTCTCATCCGGCGACGTAAACTCCATGATCTCCGTACAGAGGTTGGACGACTTGATGGTCCCGAGATTCTGTTGATTGGATTTCGAGTTTGCTGCATCCTTATAACAGAGATACGGGGTTCCCGTTTGAATCTGTGCATCCAAGATCGACAACCACAACTTCTTCGCAGAGACTTGCTTGCGATACATCTTCTTCTCCTCGTAATAGGTGTACAAGGTTTCGAACTCCTCTCCCCAGACATCGGACAGGCGAGGGCATTCATTGGGGCACATCAAGCTCCACATGCCATCCTCCTCCACCCTCTTCATAAAGAGATCGGGGATCCACAGACCATAGAACAAGTCACGAGCACGCTCCTCTTCATTGCCCGTATTCAACTTCAAACGAAGGAACTCCTCAATGTCCGCATGCCAGGGCTCCAAGTAGATGGCGAAGGATCCATTGCGCTTGCCTCCCTGGTTCACATACTTGGCCGTGTCATTGTAGACCTTCAACATCGGCACAATCCCCGTGGCCTTGCCATTGGTGCCCAAGATGGCCGAATCCCTGGCACGAATGTTGTGAATGGAAAGACCAATGCCTCCTGCCCACTTGGAAATCTGTGCACACTCACCCAAGGTTTCGTAGATGCCCGAGATGCTATCATCCGACATATGGACCAAGAAGCAAGAGGACAGCTGGGGATGGTTGGTGCCTGCATTGAACAATGTAGGAGTGGCATGGATGAAATAGCCCTGGGACAGTGCATCATACGTCTCCTTCACCTTCTCCAAATTTGAACTATGGAGCTCAATCGCAACCCTCATCCACATGTGCTGAGGACGCTCCCACACACGCCCATCCCTTCTCTTCAAAAGATACCCATTCAACAGAGTCTTGAACCCGAAATAGTCAAACATGAAATCCCGGGTGTAGTCAATCATCTCTTCCAACTTCGGAAAGGATGCAACCCCGCAGTAGGTATCACCCACGAGGCCGTCGGCATACAACACCTTCGCACACTCGACAAGCGTCTTGGGTGTATTCTTTTGGTGATTGTCAATGATCAAGCGTGCAGCCAATCTCCCGTAATTGGGGTGATTGCGTGCCTGCATCATCGCACAGGTCTCCGCTGCGAATTCATCGAGTTCCGACGTCTTGATACCATCGGCGATTTGAGAACAAACCTTCTGAGCCACGAGATCGGGGTTCACATGGTCTAAGCCGTCCGCCAGGGACTGGATCCGTTTCAATACCTTGTCAAACGACACAGGTTCACGGTTCCCACTACGAGTTGTTACGTAAATATGATCAGACATCTTCAGTGACTTATCCATGTTCCTTACCTGTAAATAGACAAGACTTTATGCGATGCGGGGCGGCGAGAACTTGCGCTTGGGGTTTGTTTCGGGCCAAATGGAATATTTGATCGGAGTCCAAACCCGATCACGCAACAACAAGAAAATCCAGAGCCCTGGAAGCCACCAGTAGTCAGGGCGTTGGGTGGGATACAAATAGATTGTAATCAGTAGATTGGCCACCATCAGGAGAGCCACGAGTGTCATCCATCCTTCCAGTTTCATTATATCTTACGCAGTTTCTATGCGAGGGGCAATGTGCATGGTTTCCAACTCTTGCGTGAACAACGCCATCGCATACGGCATTTCAATCGTGTCTCGAGAGGTGTCAATGCGGCCTTGTGACTTGTTGAACACAAACTCGGCACCGTCGGAGCGCTTCATGAAACTCTCTTCAATGAAACTCGACATACCATGTGCAATCAGTCCGTCACGCTCCATTTCCCCGATACGCATACCACCTCCATTCGATCTTCCCTGCGTGGGTTGATGGGTCATGGCTGTCCTGGGACCGGTATCACGATAGTTAATCTTGTCCTCTACCATCTGCTTGAGTCGCTGGTAGAAGATAGGACCCATAAAGATATCCGCATCCATCTGTTCTCCGGTCATGCCATTGTACAGGACTTCATGTCCATGAGGCTCAAAGCCCATCTCCATCAACGTCTTCTTCAAATCGGCGACACGGTTTTGGACAGTAAAGGGAGTGGCGTCCACAAAGGCACCTAACTGGAGACCTAACTTGTTGGTTCCAGGTTCCAAGAACTGACCCACGGTCATACGGGTGGGAATACCATGAGGATTGAAGATGAGGTCCGGACGAACACCCCGTGCAGTGAACGGCATATCGGCTTCGTCCAAGATTTCTCCAATCGTACCCTTCTGCGAGTGACGAGACGACATCTTGTCTCCCACAATGGGAATACGATCTTCCACAATGCGGATCTTCACTCCTCGCAATCCCTCTTCCGTGGAATACCGATACACAGCATCCACACGTCCCACTTGCCCACGCTTGGGTTCAATCGAAGAGTCACGATATCCTGTGATGCCTCCCGTCTTACTCACAATCGGTGTGACCATGCCTACCAAGATGGTCTTGTCGTCCACCAACGAGTTCACCTTGACAATCCCATCGGCATCCAACATTTCGTAGTTATATCCTTCCTTGCGCTGGATGGATTCATCCTTGACAGGATTGCGGATTTCGGTATGAGGCCCCACGGGATGACCTTCTTGGTCCTTGCCAGACATTCCGATGAACTCCTCTGTGTGATCGTACGAATGGGAGTACAGTGTCTTGAACATTCCACGCTTCAAAGACGACCCATTGATGACCATGGAATCCTCTTGGTTGTTGCCGCCATACATCGTGATGGCCACCATCACATTCTCACCATACGGCAGACAACCGCCACGTCCCATCATCTCGTGGTACAACCAGGTCTGCGACAGAGGCTTCTGTGGCAAGCACAGGAACTCGGCAATGGTATCGAATCGCTTCATGTAGTTGGTGTGATACCATCCTGCCGCTGCCTTCTGTTGCGCAATACTGAACACAGATCGAGGACCTGGATTGTGATCCGAGTAAGGCACCATATTGGCAAGAGCAGACATGTTGAAGGTCATGTGGATTTCCGACGGCAAGGAAGGATGGAAAGGCTCCATGGAAATGCGCATGCTATCTGTCTCGGCTGCATCGATGTAGTCCAAGTACTGCGAGATTTCACCCCAGCTTCTTGTACCCAGGATAGCTTCGGGAACCACCCCAGGACGATACACAGGACGGATGGGACGGCCTGCATCACACGCAATCTTGTATTCGTTGTTGATGCGCATCCACGACAAAGACACCGACGTGGGAAGAGCACCTCTGCGACGGGCTTCCATCAACGTTGCGTGAAGTTGTTCGGTATCTCCAATGCACACTGCCCACAAGTCCGAGTTCACATAGATCTTGGTCCACTCGGGTTTCCAAGTGGCAGGATGAATGTCTTGGACTTCCCGAACCATTCCGGAGGCCAACAACAGTTTCTTCACTTCCTGCGAGGGAAAGGCGGTGGTCACTCTGGCGAACAACGTCAGAGATTTCTTGTATCCAATATCCGATCCATCTGGACTGTCCACGGGACACATGACACCGAACTGGGAAGCGTACAGTCGACGAGGAGGAGCCGTGGAGGTACTTTTATCGATTTGTAGGTCTGTCTTGCGCAGGTGATGAATCACCGACAGATACGACACACGCATCAACTCTTGTGCGATACCGACACGGTCTCCCCACATTCCCTTGAAGGCCTTGCTGAACTGAGCCAACAAATACCAACCACGCCAGATGTAGCCCATCGTCATCGGATCCACCAAGTTCACCAAGTTCTTGTCACGGAACGAAGCGGCTTCGTAGGTATGACGCTTGTCCATGCGAAGCAACATCTCCTTTCCATTCTCACGGAAGATGCGTCGGAACTCCTCGAACATGAGAACCCCAGAGGTCTTGAATCGCTTGTTTTGGAGATTGTCACGGTCTGTCGGATCCCGACGACCAATCTCCACATCCAAGGCCATCTTCAACATGTTTCCGAGGACATACGCCTTCCTTCGCAACATCCCACCCACATCATCTCCAACATCTTCCACATGGGAGAAGAGATTGTCGTGGATGACTTCCACAATCTCAAATCGGGATTTGCTGCGGGTGAACTCGGCCAGAATATCCAGGTCTGTCTTGTCTGTCTTGGCAAGGAACTTGTCGTGGCTCAACAGAAGCTCGTAGAGAGTCTCATCGTATGCATTGCGATCCTTGTCAGGGACTCCTGCGAGAACCGTATCGTACACATCCCTGTCAGAGGTACACCCCAAGGCACGGAAAATACTGAACAACGGCACAGGCTGTTGGAATCCACGAATGTTGATGGTGGCCAACCGGTTGTCACGTCCTTCATTTCCATTCGTCGCACTGGGATTGTACGTGGGACTGGGAATCACCAAGAAATGCGAATACGGTCCCCGGGCACCATCCTCCGACATGGTCTTGATGGTCACATACGTCTCCGTCACTTCTTCGTAGACAGTGTCTGTGCCATCCTTCACGTCCTCAAAGGTAATCGGTTCATCTGCTTCGACCAATCGTGCTGTGCTTCCCTTGGGGGCCTTTCTCTTGCGGGTTCCTGCGGCAAACATGTTGTTTCCCAACAGCTCTTGGGTGAGCAACACCTTTTCGGCACCTCCAATGATGAAGTATCCGCCCAACTCATACTTGCACTCTCCAATCTCATAGTTCGGCATGCCTGTCAAGTAACACAACTTAGACCGCAACATCAAGGGGATCTTGCCAACCAACACATCTTGGAACTTCTCGACCTGCGTGGTTTCATCCGCAAAGGTGTATTCCACTTCAATATTGGCATACAAACTTAACGCATACGTCCGGTTGTCCAAGCGACATGCATGAGGAGTGGTTGCAGATCCATCCTCTTCCACCGGAGGCGCATAGCGGATTTGGGAACCATCCTTGCCACCAATGTAGACACGCACATACCTCCGAGTGTTTCCTGTTCCCGCAAGTTCTAACTGAAAGGGATCTGTTTCATTCGTCACACGAATCAGTGTCGGAATGCCCACCTCCAAGAAGTCATCATACGAATCAATATGATGCTGAATCAGAGGAAACTTTGTGTCTGCGAAATATGTCTTCAAGATGTGTCGTGGGACTTCCATTGTCTTGTTTCCAGTAAGCATTTTCTGTCGTCATACGAAGACAGAACATGTGGAGTGAAACACGACGCCCCGAGTTCTTAGACGGTGTACTTGGACATTCGGAACTGAAACCACGCCTCCAAAGCTATCTTCGCTCTCCTCCATTCACGCAAACACTTCTTTTGCATGGCCCACCTGGGATTGGAAAGACCACGATTGCCTTGGCCGCCGCCAGAAGTTGTGGATTTGAGGTCTTGGAAATCAATGCCTCCCAGTCCATGCGCAGTTTTGCCGATGTTCAAACCTTGGCACAGTCATGTCAGCATACAAAAAGCATTTCGTCGTACCTTCGTGGAGACCAAATGCCCATGTGTTTGATATTGGATGAGATTGATGGGTCCGACCCTCATGCGCAACGGAAGATCGCAGAGTGGATCTCGAGCAATACTCGCAAGGTTCCGGTCATTCTCACCTGCAATGAAGTCCCTCGTGTCTTGAAAGGACGATTGGATGTCGAGATTCTTCGCTGTTACCCACCCAAACCTGCCGATCTCCAAGGATTGTTCCCTGATCAGAATGTCCAACAACTTGCCAAGCGATTCAAACATGATGTTCGACGGATGATGCAGTTCCTTCAATATGGGGATTCCGATCCACTGCCCTCCGTAGTTCCCCCCATGGAGTGTAGTCCCGAAGTCATGCATGTTCTCCGGTCAAAAATGTGGATCGAAACACCTCCCATGGTACAGGCCAACGAGTCCGCACAACCATGCGTCCATTGTCAGCGTTCAACACCGTCGCCCGATAGACCTGCGGCCGTTTGAGAATATCGGATTTGTCGACTGTGTTCTTGCCATGTCCCATCACCACGATCATATCCTCCGGAGGAACCTGAATCAAGTTGGCAGCCCAATGATTGGTAAACTCCAGTTCTTCTCCTTTGGCTTTGTCTTGAAATCGATGGGTTTCGGCGTACCGTCTGCGAATGGTATGTGTGGCAGCTGTCCCATGCGTGTCTCCATAGGGACCTACCGTCATAAACACATTCTCCCGTGTCAGCAGCATATACATCTTGCTAGACGCCGAAATGTCGGCCTCGGGGTTCTTTTCCAGGGCTTCCACTCCCGTGGAAATGCGAGTGGGAGGATAGTAATCGTCATCATCCCAGAAGACAATGTAATCGGCTCCTTGTTCCAAGGCAATCTCCAAACAACGATTGCGCAGCCACCCAATCGTATGTTGTTCGTACACACGTTCATACAACACGCCAGGGAAGTCCTTGGCAGGAGCCCAATCATACGCAGGGCACGACGAGTTGTCCACGACAACCCACACGTCGGGCTTTTGTTTTTGTGCCAGCATACAGGATTTCGAAAATGCCCACGACCAACGTCTATCCCGTGTGGGAGTGCATACCACTACTTTCACCATTGCGTCTTATGACGACGGATGGTTGTAAGTCCCGCACATCATGGCGACAGACAGGACACCGAGTATTCATTTGAAGCCATTGGTCAATACACTCATCGTGGAAGGTATGGCGGCAAGCACGAAGGCGAGTCCCCCGTTGCAGTTCTTCCTGGCAAATGGAACAGTTGGTATCTGCAGGCAGTTCAACATTTCGTTCCGTAGCCGCTACGATTTGTTGGGGAGAGGGAGTCACTGGAACGGGATCAAAAAAGTTGCCACTGGCATCCATCGAGATTGTCAAGGTGGCCGTGGCAGGTGGATGGGCCATGAAGAGGCGAAGAATGCCCAACATGGCAGAGTTGTTGCGTAAATGAGCGGCCACAATATGACTGCGTGTTTGGCCATCTAAGAAGCGGATGGTCGAATAAAAGGTACGATCGGTTTGAAGGATTCCTTGAAGAATGTCCAGAACGTCAGGGTCCATTTGCTCTTCTTCTCTCTTGTTGCGAAAATCACTCTTGCCTCCTTGTAAAGATGCCTTCGTCTCCTCCGAATCCTCCCCCTCCCGAAGCCGACACTCGCAATACTCCCGTGGCACCTGTCACGTTCACGGTTCCCACTGGGTTTGGTGTATTGGGAGGCGTTGTTCTGTTGATTCCCTTCTTCCTTTTGCTCTTCTTCCACTTGGGAGCTGGGTATCTCTCTTACCAAAAATATAACAATCTTGGGTGGGCGTTCGTGAACTTCCTCTTTGCCTACTTCTACTACCCCTATTATGCGTTCTTCCTTGCGAAGGAACCCGCCCCGTCTGCATTGCCCGCCATGGTGGGTGGAAAGGCGATGAAGGGAATCTTTAGTGGTGTTGGGAAGGCCCTTGGAAAGATGATGAAGTAATCACTTTCGCTTCACAAAGGCATCCATCGGACCTCGTGTATCTCTGCGAATGACCTTGCTTAATACAGGCGATCCCAAGAACATGATGGTCTCTAACTGCTTCTCCTTTCGTGCCAGCAAGGCCACTGTCGCTTCCTCTTCGTCTTGCTTGTATTTCTCCAGGAACTGCTCGTACATGGTTGTGTAGCTCGGACGACGAGGAGGAACATATCCCTCCAACTTGTCAATGCACAAGGCGAACAACTGGGCTACCGGGTTCTGGATTTGGTTGGTGATGTAGAACTGGGTATCGGGCGTCAATCCGTTTGCTTTGACATACCCCACTTCTTCAATGCGGTCTCCCTGCTTTCCCTTGGCCTTGTTCTCGGCCACAAACACAAACTGGAGACGATCTCCGACTTTGGGTGCCGTGCCTGGATCACGAGCTGCCATTCTGTCTGCGAGAACTCTGTGAGCAATCTGCTCGGGGTTCTTGTAGTCATCTCGCAACGACTTGCTCACTACGAACTTTTCCAACGGCACCCTGTTCTCCAACACATCCAACAACTTCTGGTTGGTGAAGGCTTGGGCTTCCTTCACACTGGCTCCACTCAGCAACAAGTCCAGAGCTCCTCCAAACACATCCTTGACAATCGGAGCGTTATCCCTTCGCTTCAACACAATCCCCATGCTCTTTCGCTTGGGCTTGGCTTGGGGATCCTCTTCGTACATCATGCCAACGTATCGTTTGCGACAGAAGAGTATGAACGGGTAGAAGGTCTTTTCGTAGGCGATCTTGTAGGGCCGCCTTGCGATGGCGGACGTAATCCGCTTTCCTGCATCAATGCCAAGACGGATGGACTCGGCGAGGTCACGGGTAGGGAACTTGATGAAGATGGAGTCGGTGTCACCGTAGATGACTTGGGCCCCATATTCTTCTTCCACGATAGACTTTGCACGACCCAAGGCTTTGCGACCGGCGGCCGTGGTACAAGCGGCGACGCAGAGTTTTCGGATGGGGGAGACCCGGGATCCTGTCTGCCCGTAAACAGAGTTTGCAACGACCTTGTAAGCGAGCTGAAGACCGTTGAAGACGGAACGCTGAGCCTCATCGTATTGCTCTGTATCCTCCATCTTTTCCTTGAACTCCTTTCGTTTCTTCAACAGAATGTCCAAGGTCTTGGGAAGAACACCTTCGGTCATCGGCTTGGATGCGTCATACTGCACGAAGGTACAGATGGTGTTTCCCGTGACGGATCCACCATCATCCTTGCTGTCATACTGCACCTCCTCCAAGATCCAACCGGCTTCCTTCAACGCATTCATGTCCGCCACACTCATTCCTTCATGCCGAATCTTGTTTCCATCCACATCAAACTCCCGCTCACACACCAGTGTGTCCGGACTCAGATTATACGCAATCATGTTCGAGGGATACAAACTATTGAAATCCAAGACAGAGATCGGTTGGTCCAGGTACATCCCAATCTTGGGTGGCAACACAATCGCACCTTCATATCCCGTATCATATTCCGCAGCCGACTGGACTCGGAGAATCTGATCCCGCTGACTGGCGTAGTACACCACCGCACTGAAGATCTTGATGCCCTGTCCCCTGCGAAGGACATACTCCATTGGCACCTTGCATACATCGGCCATACCACGAGCATTGACAATCGTATCGAGCTTCGCCATCAACGTCAACACCAAGTCACAGTCCTGAATACAGTACTTGGCTATTCGAGCTCGTCCAGCGGGGCCTCCATTTGCGTGAAGGTCGAAGAGTTCGTGGGGTTCCACGTCATCCTTGGAGAACGTCCATTCCAACGACTTGCGGTCTCGGGCGGAGAGTTCATCAAAGAGGTCATCAGGGGCATCGATTCGGAAGCTCTTGGGACTGACGTCGACGACGAGGTATTTCTCGCCCTCACGGTATGGATCTGTCGTATTTCCCACAAGGTCAAACCGAACATAGTTGCCCACACGCAACCCACGAGTGCTTTTTGTTTGGACCACATTGTTCTTGTAATCCAAGAGTTTATCCCGCAAGAACACGGAAGCCACGTTATCTAACTTGAAGCTATCCAAGCTGTGTTCCCTGCGCATATTCAACAACAAGTCCAACCCCAACCTTCCACGCAGTGTCAGATACCGAAGATCGTACTTTCCCGAGGCCAACTCGAACTTTTTGGTCTCACTGAACTTGACTTTCCATACACCTCCTGTCATCATCTTCGACTGATAGCGAGACAAGTCAATCTCATCAAGGATATTCAACTCCTTGCAACGGTCCTCGATGTAGGCGTCATCAAACCCAAAGGTGTTGTACCCACACATCACGTCGGGGTTCTGTTGACGGATTTCAAAGGCGAACTGGAAGAGCATATCCTCTTCACTGTCACACGACACAAACTCTCCGTCATCCTCGGAGGCATCGACACTTCCCACCACAAACACCACCCGACGAATCGGTGTCAACATATCATTCGACCACCGGTAGGAAATCCCTATCTGTACAATCGGATCTCCCTTCTTGGCCTGGGGAAACATGCCAGACTCCGAGAACATCTCCAAGTCATAACACGCCACCTTCATCGGGATGTTGGCATCGGTTGCGGAGACTTCGGACACATTGCACTGGTAGAAGGCATCGATATTGTAGAGAGGCACCTCGGTTTCCCTGTCCACTGGAACTGTATAGCGGTGCTCCACAAACTTGATCGGAGAGGCAGGACCCAAATGGCGTTCGTGGAACAATCGCATGAAGGGAGGCAGATTGGATTCGTAGACGACACCGTTGGCCTTCTTGGCCACGTCCAGAAACTGAGCCTTGGAGTCACAGACCACCTTCCAAACAGCTGTCTTTTGGAGTCGGTTGAATCCTGCAAAGACATCGTATTTCTCAACACGACTTGAAGTCCCGCCTTCGGGCTTCGTTCCATTCACGTAGAAGTAGGGCTTGAATCCATTGATGCGAAGACACGCCACATTTCCTTCATCGGTGCGCCCAAACACATCCACCACATACTTGCCAGCCACATCATGTTCATACCAATCACAAGGTTGAAGAATACGGGACATTTCGGTTGATGTTCCTCTCACAGAAGTTTTCCAGTCCGTTTTCTTCTGGGTTTCTGTATAAGAGATGAACCACAGCACAAACACGTACGACTGGTTTTTTGCCCCCACTCGTTTGAAGGCTGACAAATACCAATCTGACACGACAGACTTTGCCAACAAGTCTGCAGAGTCACGTCAGACGGTTGGATTGTATGCCGGATGCTCCGAGACGTTGAATCCCGCCGTCGCCATGGCGGATCAACCCGGGATGATTGCCATGGGTGGATATGGTCAGCCAGGCATGGGGTGCAAGGTGGATGAAAACACCGAACTTCGTTGGGGATTGGAAGGAGCCCATCGTCAGAAGGGTCCCAAGCAACAGTGGGTCCGTCCATTCGCCACCACCCCGTTCTTGGGAGGCGGAGAGCCCACGGCCGTCGACGACGAGTCTGGACTGATTCGTTCAGCACCCCCTCGTGGAAAGAAGGAGGCCACCACCATCATGGACCGTGCCATCCCGAATTATTACCAACCCTTGTTAGCCGACAAGAAGGCTGCGTATCTGGATGTCAACCACTGGGTAGAACAATGGACTCGTGGAGGCGATGCCACGCGGATGGTTCAGATGAAGCGGGTCTCGGAGTAAGACAATGAAGTTTCTCTTCTTCTGTCGAAAAATGCCCGACTTGTGCGGAGCGTTTTTACACGATATCGATCTTGCGATTGAACTTCAAAATCGTGGTCATCAAGTCGCCTTTCTAACCATCTTGGTTCCCCCGGAAGGGTACCATGGAAGTGTGTATCGTGGTTTCCGGTATATGCATTACACAGCAGCCTCAGGTCCTTTGGAGACAGCCGATGCCATCATCACGCCACACTCTCCCATTCTTCCTGATGTCCGCAAGATCAACTCTCGTGGCTACAATCGCCCGATCATTGCCACCTGCCACTTTGATGGAAACTACACGGCAGTCGCAAACAACAGCGCAGGAGCTCAGTGGGTAGAAATGCTCTTCTTTGTCAACAATGTCATGGAAGCCAACTATCGAAAGAACATTGCTCCTTGGCCTCCCCAGATCTCCCGAACAGAAGTCGTTCGTCCCATTCTTCATCGCAACAAGATCGTGATTGAAGAGCCTTTCCAAGGAGATTGTATTACGCTGATCAATGCAAACCAAAACAAAGGACAAGCTACCTTTTTGGAAATCGCACGACAAATGCCTGATCAGAAGTTCTTGGGCGTTCTTCCCTACTACGGAGAACGGGCGGTTGCGGCCTCTCCTCCCAACGTGGAGTGGATTCCATTTGACGACGACATTCGCAACATCCTTCGCAGGACCCGGATTTTGTTGATGCCAAGTTACTACGAAAGCTTTGGTCGTGTGGGAATCGAAGCGATGGCCAATGGCATTCCTGTGTTGTATTCCAAACCCGCAGAGAAGTCTCAATACCCAGGTGGAAGCACCGAGGGTTTGGAGTCTTGGATTCGTCCGGTAGGAGTTGCATGTGACCGGAACAAGGCGGAGGAATGGGTTCAAGCGATTCGTGCATTAGAAGACTCGGAAGCCTATGCCACAAAGTCGACGGAGTCTCGAGAGCATATTGAGACTATGAAGATGTTTGACGAGACGTCTCGGATTGCAAATCTGGTGGAGTCGTTTGCTCGGCAACATCCAATTGTGGTGAAGAAGACGGTGCAGGCGGCACCGCAGCCGAATCGTCCAGGAGAGGTAACTCGATTGCTGGAGCCTCCTGTGGGGCGTCCTGTAGGATTTGCGAATGGGCGACTGAGAATACGGCGTTAACCTGATCTTGTAACCAGCGACCACGCTTACACAATGTTTTTTGTTCTTCCGAAAGTCCCGAATCAACCACGGGCTTGGTGGGAATATACTTCTCTCCACTCACGACAGGTTTTACCAACAAAGCATCCACGGCCAACCAAACTTCCTTGTGTTCTGCCAGAGCCTTTTCGGCAGTGTCTTTGTCCACCCCTGCGAGTTCCATGACGAGTTCAGTCATTGTCTCTTACTGCTTTAAAACAGGGCGGATTGTAACGGACGCCTTCTTTCCCTTGGGCGTGAAGTGAATGGCTGTCCAGGCTCCTCCAATGTCATAGGTGGTCTGCTCTTCCTTGGCCTCCACCAACTTGATAGGAATCTTCTCGGAAATCCCTTCGGCAAGGAGCTTCTCGGGATCCTTGTGCTCGTAAAAGTTGTAGGCGATGAGAGAGGTGGCGTCTGTCATTTTCTTTACAAAAAGGAAAATGTGTAAATCTCTATAAATGCGGTTCATTGAAGATCTATGCCCTCCGGCTTTCTTGTATCTTATCTTCCTCGTAGTTCAGTTAGGTCTAGACGCATCTCTCGGTATGTGGATCACTCTCGTGATCAAGACGTTGTTGGGCTTGGCGACGGTGGTTGTCTTGGATACTCTCTGCGGCGTGGAGTTGACCCCCGTGGCATGGTTCTTGGTGGCCGCACCGTTCATCATCACGGCCTTGGCAACGGCGATTGCCATGGGATCCAACTTTGATGTGACAGTCATGCAGCAGCTGAACCTCATGGAGAAGTTTGGACAGAAGGACGACAATGAGGACGATGTTGCTGTGGGCAAGTCTTCCAACTCTGTGGAGCGTCAGGCTCAAAACGGAACTATGTGGGGCAGGACATAAAGACTCATACAAATGGACAATATTACCGTACTCGTCATGCGCTTCCTTCAATACATCTCCATGTTGGTGATTGCTGCCAAGAATGCTTGGAGAAACTACACCCCCACACCCATCGAGCTCCCTCCCACACGTCCGAACAAGGTCTACTTCCTTGGATCGGATTCCGAAGTACCCAGTTCGTTCATGGAGGTTCCCGAAGGAAAGATCTACATTGAAGAGTGGATTCACGAGGATACCAAACGATGCGTCGTTCGCTATCCAGGCGAAGAGATTCCAAAGGCCTGGAGACAAACACCCTTCAGCAAACACCCCAAGACTCCCTGGGTGTGGGTGGGAGATCGTGACACGGAGATTGACTTAACTCGAACATTCAATCGGTACTTGGTGGTTGGAAATGTCATCAAGATGGAGTTAGTATCTCAGTTGATTCAGGTAACTGATCGTTCCAACCTCTTGTACATTGAATCTGGGACGTTTAAGGAGCTCAAATTCCCGGGCGATGGAATAACAATCGAAGAATATGACGACCACCGAGCCGTTCAAAGTAGCTGATCGGTATATCGAACTTCAAAAACGATGTGCTCCTCCGTCTTGGGGGGACACAGCGATTCGCTTAAATGAAATGATCATCGCTCCGATGGTGGCGATGTACTCACTCTTCACAGGAGATTACGATCTTTTTACAATAGGGTCTGCGGCCATGACAACCCATCGTGCGTGGTCTGAATGGTTGGAGTTTGATGACCTTCGCTTTGAAGTCCAGCGTATGTATCTTGCAACGATGGCCTCGGGAGGACCCCAGATTGTGACCAATGACAATACCTATTTGCCCTATGTCTATGCGGATGCAGTGATGCGTCTTAGATTGGGTTCCCGGGCTTCACGTACTGGGTAGCGTCGGCAAGTCCTCCTGCCCCAGTTCCTGTATATCCATACCCAACACCGCCCATCGACATCTGGTTGGCCCCTCCACGCATCTTGCGGGTCTTCTTGGAACCCTTGCGGGACTTCTTACTGGACTTGCGACGACGACCACCCACACCCGTGTAACCACCTGCGGGGTCTGTAGGATCGGGAACGGCATTCCCTCTGGCATCAACGGGTCCCGTGTAGGGGGCAGTGGCCTCCAAGGTTCCAGGAGCAATCACTCCTCCACCGAAGCCAAACATACCTCCCCTCATAGTGCGGCGACGACGCTTGCCACCATACAGAGTCCCACTACATCCTCCCCCTCCTCTCTTTTTCATGGACTTGCGTTTGACCATTTACTCTGTGGCAGGAAGAAATACCCCCATGCTTCCAGGAACGTCGTCGTATGTCTCCCACCCCCGAATCGGAGTGTTCTCGGGTACATCCTCGGGGAGAATCAACGCAGTCAAATCCGGAAAATGAAATGCATCGAGCAACTCGGCAATCTTGTTGCGTCGCTCAGTGTAGTTCAAGGTTTCAAACAAGTTCTTTCCATTCAACCAGCGGATATCACACACGATATACCGATCGGCTGCCAGACGGGTAACACGAAGAACGGTATCGGAAAAAAGACGTTCATCCATCACCAGCGAAAGAGGAGTTGTTTTTTCATTCTGGTCGACGAACAGGGCTTCGGGGTCTCCTTGCGTATTATGCGTTAGCAGTATCCACCCCGGGCTTCCTGCGAATTGAGGTGTCTTCCGGGGGAGGGGGTCCTTTCCTTTCTTCACTTGGGGCCGCCACGGTACCACGCGTCTCATACGTTGGTAACTCGACATGTTGTTCTGTTACCGGCGGCGGTGTGAAAGCGGGGGCCGGCGGTGGAGGTGGTGGGGCTGGAACCACGACCACTTGGGGTGGGGGTGGGTAAAGAGTCTTGACGACCCAATAGACAGCCAAGTGTGCTGCGACAACCGTAATCAATGTCCCAATCGCAACGGACACAATCTGTTGCAAGTCCATTTATCTTTTGCCACGACTGAACAAAGCGAAATGCAGACGAACCCACTTCATATGGAACAAGATGCACGGATTGATGCCATCTACAGAGTCATCAAAGGGAATCTCAACTGGGACAATTTGGTCCCCACCTTGTTGGAGGCTGCGAAGGAGTTGGAGAAGTTCCCAGAACTGAAGGGAAGTGAAAAACTAGACATTCTTCAGAAGGCACTGAAGCACGCTCTGAAGGAGTCGGACAAGTCCAATGAGGAAAAAGAGAAGATCCTCTATTACATTGATACCGTGGTGCCCGTGGCTGTTCAGGCAGCAGTGTCGGCCTCCAAGAATCCTTTGGTGAATGCTGCGGTGGCTCAGGTGGAAGCTGTCTGCATTGGTTGCTGGACGAAGAAGTGATAGTCTCCCACACCGAACTCTTCCTTCCAAACCAGAGGACTGTGAGAGTAGACAAACACCTGAATGTCCTCGCTATGATACACCCTGGGGAACAAGCGGATGTCACAATGTTGTTCGGTGTATTCGAGATGTCCATCCGGATAACGGAACAGCTGACTGAGTGTCCTTTTTGTCATATTGTAGCGTGAGAAGCCCGTGGTCAATAGTTTGGTTTCATACACTTCAATCGGTGCCTTGTCCTTCCACTCTTTGGGCGTCTTGTTGTAGATCTTGAGTCGTATGTTGATCATTCCACAACCACTGTATTCAGGAAGACAATCCGTTTTAGTTCCTCCTCGTCAGTCATGGCCAAACGAAGCTTCTCCACGCCTCTCTCCACAGCTGTCTGAATGGTGGTCCACTTCTCAGCGTCGGCTGGGTAGAGCGTATGACGAGTCTGTCCATTGGGGAAGCGCTCAATCAACTCGGATTCCTTCGCATCGTACATATTCATGTAGCAGCGAAGCTGAATCTCATCATACAAGGGAACCTGTGGCCAGAAGCGAGTACGGTCCTTGGAATCCACAATCCGGTTCTCGGATGCCACATATCCATCGCAACGGCCGACCAACTTCCACGTGCCCATATCCTTCTTCAATGTCTTGGTGTTCCTCTCCGTGACCTTGACCTCCTTTACCACCTCATACGCATCCAAGATCTTCTCTTCATTGTTGAGTCCACGACGTTTGGACACCTGACCACGAATCTCTTCGGTCAACCGGGCCTTCAACTCGGGACTGAACTTGTCATTGCGCAGGTCAAGAATGGTCGCTGCCTGGGATTGGACTTCGGACAGTACCGCAGCCACATTGGTTGTGTTCTGGGCAGCTCGAATACCCGAGAAGATACAATCATTGACCGGTCCCTCTTTCAGAACCTCCTTGACAACTTGATGGAACGGACGACGGTTGTTCGTCTGTTCAATCTCGATGATCTTGCTCTTCGTAATCGGGTCCTTGCAGAGCAACTCATAAGCGATTTCATTTGCATCTTGAAACTTGTGAAGGCCAATAAAGCCAGCCACCTTGGAAGCAGAAAGTTCGGGAATGATAGACATGTTGGAATAGGGAATCTGGGTAGACATCTCTTTGATCCGTTTTACAAACCAACTCCGTAATACGTGGCTGCCACAAACACAGCCGAGTGAAGAACCAATCCCAGGGTTGTCGGGCTTCCACCATTGCTGGCAATCGGGCCCACGATTCCACCGAGAAGTCCATCTGTGAACTTGTACACGATGGGATTGGAAAGGATAAAGAACAACACACCCGCCACAATCGCCGCATTCAACTTTGCAGAAAGCTTCATTTGGTCTTACGTCGAGAAACTCTTCTGTGTTCGCACAATGGCATCAATCCAACCGGGGATTCCATTCAACACATTCGCAATGGTCAAGTTCTCTCCGGAGACAGGGGATGTGTCAATCGTGGTTCCTTCACACACCAACACAATCGCAGCGGTCAGTAACGGTTGGCGACTCTTGGCATCCGACGGAGACCAACGGAGACAGTACATCCTGTACAGCACATCGACATAGGGACGTGCCGCAGCTCCCATCTGTTTCCGAATGGCGTCCCAGAAAATCCATGCCACATGTCGCCCATCTTTGGAGGGCACATATTCATCCGAACGATCCGCAAAGAGCAAGGGTTGTTTGGCTTGTTTCTTGTATTCTCGAGCATACGCATACATCCAGGCCATCCAATACAACGCCCGGGTCGTATCTCGCACATCCTGACGAAGACAGTACGTGAACTCGTTGATGGGAACCGCCACGGTCATGGGATCTTCTCTGCGAAGAATCATCTTTCCATACAGCGTGGAAGGAGCCTTGATAGATTCTTGGACAGTCACTTGATCGAAATCATGAGCAGGCTTGATGGTGGGAAGAGTGGGGAGTTTGTTCTTTCGAGACAAGGCCAACACAGCCGCCGCTTCACACACCATCCGACGGACATCCGGATTGTTGCGAATGACGGTCATGTTGTGAATCGTATAGTTCGCTTCGATGGGCGCATACTTCTCATACGCACCGGCCAAATACAAGAACACATTCGGTTGCGCACGGTTGACATGAAGAGCCGCTGCTTCAAAGAGGGTCATCCACAACGTATGAACCAAGCCCGAAGCCAACAACTCCAACGACCAGTAACATGCATAATCGGCATGGCCTAACTGAATCGTCTGCAATAACACTTTGTGGACGTGTGCACGAACATGCCCACAAAAGGTTGTTTTTTGAAAGTCCACCACACTCCGAGGGTCTGTAATTTCCATTGTTATGTCAGAAGAGGGTTCGCACGATTCCCAACCGCAGTTCGAATCCACGCATACCAAACCAAAAAGAGGATAGAAACGTAGACTCCAGTCGCCAGTGCGTCTAACAGAAGAACCATTCGAGTCGCAAGCGCAAAGAACGGAGGAGCTAACAACAAGAACAAGCTAAGTTGTCTCGTGACCAAGATGGTGACACCCAAGGATACAATGTACATCGTGAACAGAAAGATAAACACGGCATCTGGATGTCCACCTGCTGCGAATGTCAAATACAATGACAATAAGAACGACACAACTGTGTTGTTGAAGAGGTTGTTCTTTGCATAAAACACAATCAATAGGATCATAGACAGGCCGAGTCCAAGTTTCACAAGGAAGTCCACACCGGAATATGTCACTGTCACTCCTAACAGCGCAATCATCGCATATGACAACCACGGATCCGCACTTCCTTCCATCTGGGTCATACAAACACGACAGACCCGATCTGGATAATACGTGAAATACATGTCCAAACACTCTGCGTGAATGTATGCAGAGGTCCCCCTACATTGACAAGGGCTCACAAAGGTTTCTGGATTTTCATCTCCCATACAAATGCGACAACTCATTAAGAGGTTACAGTCAATGGTGCGTAAGCTGGCTGTGCGGGAGGCTTCAACTTCTTCCAAAACAAGAACACTGCATATCCTAATCCGAGTACAATCAAGAGGTTCAACACAAGATCAAACCACCTGTAGAATCCAACACCGCCATCCTCTACCTTCTCACGCCCACGTCGTTCTATATTGATTTGATTCTTCAAGTTGTCAATCTGCTCCTTGAAAACCCCGGTGGTATATTTGAAGTCGTCTTTCATGGTCAGTACACCCTCTTGCACAGCGGTCATGACATCTTGAGTTCGTTGTTGATTTTCTTGACGAGATTTGAGAGCATTGTAGTTGGCTCGATAGCGATCAATCTCCGGTTGAACTTCCGTTCGTGCGACTCGTTGTTTTTCGGTTTCAATCCAGTCTGAGCCTCGTAACAACGAATAATAGGATACACGTGCTTGTTGATACGCTTCTGGGTTTTGGTCACGAACGTTCTCGGCACTTTGTAACTGTACGAATGCCGCATTGATCTTACTGGCATTGTCGAGTTGTAATTGAATGTTCGCAATCTCCGCATCGACACGAAGAGATTCCGAGTTGAACAAGGAATACCGACTTGGATCCGTCGTTTTGAGAATCTCCATGCTCGGAACAGGTTGATTGGGGACTACTGGAAGACTGGATACCGGAATCAGATTTACCTTTTTGGTATTGTCTGACTTCAATACGCAACGTGGTTGGTTGTTTTCTGTGAGAAAGTCGTATTGATTCAGTGGACATTGACGAACACAGGCTCCTTGATAAGGAACAAAAGTGACTGGACACTGCGCCATTACTCACTTCCGCAGAAAGAAACCAAGTGCGACTCCCGTAGACAAAAGAAGGAATGTCACTCCCTGGGCCATTTCCGTTGACAGGAAAAGGAAACTCAGCAGCGACAAGACTGTAAAGAACAATGCGATTTGAAGCATGAGCATACTTTCCCGAGGTCCGTACAGAATGAGCTGCCGTTCACGAGACAAATCTTCTGCAGGGGCTGTCGGGTTTCGAAACGGTTTGAGTGATTCGTTCGTCTGATACAGATCGTCAAATTCTGCATACTGCGAACGAATCGCTTCATATTCTTCTACATTGTCGTCTCTCTCTTGCTGCATATCCGCAAGTGTTGTCATCTTTACTTACGATTCGGGTAAAGATTCCTCAAAATACCATAGACAGGTGTTGTAATACGAGCTTGGGTAGCAAGTTCATTGGACTTCCATCCCAATGTGGGTGCCTGATTGATTCCGCTATTGACATACGGACCCACCGTGGCCATCAACCGAACGGCACGGGTGTAATCCGACGCATCTGCAGGAGGACCAATGTGGCGGGCAGGAGGATTGACTTCGAGGAAAGGACTGGTCGGCATTTTTGTTACTAGGAGACAATATAATGAGTGCTACAACAGAGTTTGAGCAAACGTTGCAGTTGTATAAGACGAACTTGACCGAATACAAGGCAACTGGGACTGCTTCATACAAAACGGCTGCAGATACAACAAAAGCCTGGTTGGACAACTATCTCAAGACGATGGGCGAGAATGCAGAGCGATCCAAGAACCAAATCCAACAGTTCATTGATTCCTATGCAGAGAGTGATGCGGAGCTGGCATCTCTGAAAGCAGACATGACAAAGATTCGTGAAAAAGGGCCGGAGTTACAGACGTTGTATGAAACGGAACGCAACGCTGCACCTGCCCCGACCGAAATAGACTATTCAGAATATTACACCAAGGGAGCCGTGCTTGGGGGTGTGTTTGCTCTGATTGCTGTCGCACTCTTCATTTGAGAACCGAAAAAGATGACTGCGAGGATTCCGAAACATGTAATCAAAAAGAGTCCGAGATACAACATGAACTCTCTTCGTGGCAATCCTGTTTCGGCTTCACGGATTCTACGAAGGAGGGTGAATGTATCCGTATTGTCCTTCAAGCCAGCGTAGTCTCGTTGAATCCGTGTTAACGTTGCCACCAACGCCTCCCGTTCTCCTGGAATATCTCCTCGGTTTGGAGGAGTCGTATTCAACATTTCTTCCAGAATCTGATCAATCTCTTGATTCTTCGCTTGAAGGCTTGGAATCTTCCCGGTGTCATTGCTACGGATGGATTGTTCCAACAAGACATCATAGGCTGCGAGTTTCTCTTGAAACTGCCGCTTCAAGTCGTCAAAGGTCGGAGGAGTAGTCATTGTTCTCAGGCAACATTTACGTCGGGAACACAATAGCGATAGTAGGGGAGAGAGCCTGCCACGTCGGAGTGACGGATGACTTCAATGATGTCTCCCGGAACAGCTCCAATCCACTTGGCCATGGCATCTTGCGAATCAATCCAAGGAAGCTGGTCCTCGGGCTTGGCAATGTTGTACTGCTTGAAGAGGGCATTGCGTTCATCCTCCTTCAAGACACGATGGGGCATGGCCATGCGATGTGTGGTAATGTCAAACTGCAGTTGCCGAATGTGGAAGAACTGGAGTCCCTCCGAGGCCTGTGTCTTGATACTGCGAAGGACGTTCTCCGAGGGAGGAACCAAGGACACCACAATCACTCCATTGGTAAAGTCATTCGCTTCGGCAAACTTGCGGAAGGTGGTGATGTCCTTGTCCAAGACACCCTTGTCCTTTTGACTGAAGACCACCAAGACCTTTCCGATGGTGTAAAGATTTGCACGATCCAACTCCGCAGCGACGACACGTTCGGTCTTGGTATCCAATCCACGGCGGGACAACATGGTGCGAAGAGTCTCTAAAGCTTTGTCTTCCATTCTATACTTGTCCTTGTGCTAGAGAGAAAGCGGTTCGTTTTTTCGTGTCTTCAAACAATGAAACAGTGGATTTTCTTGACGATTGCTCTCCTTGTGGTGGGACTTGTTCTTTTTCGCACCTACACAGAGAAGTTCCAACCCGAGTTTTTAGACCGCACCCAGATTGCCAAGACGATTGCCGTAGAAGATTCTTCCTATGATCAAAAGACCAATCATATGGATCCGTCTCCCTTCAGCATGGGACCCATCGCAGGGCAAGAGACACCCTTCCAGGTGAACCAGTATAGAGCCTACGTGGTATAAACGGCAATGGAGTTTCGTGAGTACCCAGGAGAATCCTATAAGAAAAAGAAGATCCCCAAAGCCTTGGCCGAGCAAGTGTGGATTACGCACATGGGACATACCTTTGAAGGCAAGTGCCGTGTGAGTTGGTGTAAGAACAAGATCAATGCGTTTGACTATGAATGTGGTCACAACATTCCCGAAAGCAGGGGTGGCAAGACGACGCTTGACAACCTTGTTCCCATTTGTGGGAGATGTAATCGGAGCATGAGTGATAACTATACAATCGATGAATGGGTTAGGAGATTTGCTCCACCTCCACGCCCGTGGTACGTAAGGTTTCTATGCAAGGTATGATACTATCGTTGTGGTCGCCTGGAAACCAAGTAAACAGCTCTTCCATCTTTGTCCAATAGTTGACTTCCCACGTCAGATGTGGGAGGTAGTGCTGTACAAGGTTTGTTTGCTGTTGATAGGCCAACGGGAAGATCTCCCGAGGTCCTAAAAAGAATCCTCCACAGAATCTCCAACAGATGCTGTTGAGAATATCAAAGTTCGGAGTGGGGGCCCAACATCCCGGCGCCAAGATCGTTTTCAGGCCTGGAAAGGAGACCCTTGTCAAAGAACGCAAACGCTTCTGTACCTCTCGAGTATCCCGAACCACATGGAACACTCGAAAATCAACCCACGCCAAATGAGAGGACGGTGTATACTTTAAGGCTTCCGACATACACTTCATCTTCATGAGCATCAAGGAAAGAAACTCAAGCGTGTCTTTGGATTCATTCCGATGGCGAGGAAGAACTGCATTGTCAATCAGTTCAAACGGAAGATATGCAATGGTGACATTTGGTGCAGAAATCTCCAACTGTACTGCAGGGTCTAGAAACAGAAGAATGGGAACTCCTGTCGAGACGAGCTTGTGAAATTCTTGGATGTATTCATCCAAGACGACATCCGTCCGAATCAAATAGAATGCGGTGACATAGGTCAACATGTGTGCTTCCTGCGAAAGACCTGTAAGCTACTCCAAGATTCTTGGAAGACGGAGACCCTCCAGAGAATGCTCATAATACCAAATGAGATGTGATACTTGCTGTTCGTGGAGTTTGGCATATCCTCGTTTCCATGATCGCCACAATGCCAGGCACCCATTCAAACATGTTTGGTTGTCTCCTCCCTCATAACTATGTTTGATCAACAGATAGAGCGTGTTCTCTGGACGTTCGCGAATCCACTCATAGTTCGTCACCATCTCCGTGTAGTCACCATAATACACATCAAAGATTGAAGGGTCATCAAAGTAGACCAAGGAAAAGAGTTGTTCATCTGCGTGTCCGTATCCCTTCTTCAAACACTCGAGGAACTTCTCTTCAATCCGATCACAAAATGCCTTCATATACTGAGCATTGCCCGTAAAGAACCCACTGCACATGGAGCACCTTCCCCACCGCATGACATCTTCGAGGTAGTTGTCCTTGCGTTGATAGTCGATGTAGCACGTCGAGAACTTGTCACGATTGATTTCGAACACACGAGGAAGCTCCTGTACATTCCTGGGGCCCATCCGTTCAATGCAAATATTCAACCAAGCAAAGTGTGTGGACCCAAAGGGATTCTCTGCAATGACCTGTTTCAGCATGGCGTATCTCGCCATACACAGGAGATAATAGGAAGCCGTATTCCGATTGTCGGGATCCGGAATCCTCTTGCGGTTTTCAAGAATCTGATTGCGATACTTGGTCAAGGGAAAGTCTTCAAACGACATGGGAATGAACTTGGTCTTGGGAAGAAGACGTTTCGGCCGCATTGCTCGAATGGTCTCCACATTCTCCGGTTCACAAAATACCACCAAATTTTGATTCAAGGTCATTGTGGCGGTGGCGTGTTTTAGATAATGGGATACGGGTCTCGCAATGATATCTTTGGAAGCATCCTTCATACGAGTCAAATCAAAGTATGCGGTAACAACTGTCCAATTTGACGAAGTAGACATTGTATAATGACTGGAGATGTTGTCATTCCGATATGCCCTGAGTTCCCCAGGCATCAATGCAGATTCCCAACCATCATACCATGGCAAATGTTTGCATGTAAAATCGCCGGCAACTCGAATGGCCGAATACCCCGGAATGCGTTTGTTGAAAAGGCAAAACGTTGTATCTAATGCGGCCTCATATAACTCATACGATTCATGTGGAATACGCTTCTCCCAAAACTGAGATTCCCATTCGACGATGGTCTGTTTGGAATTCACTAGAAAATCCTCTCGAATGTTTCCTGTAATGTCTAAGGCAAGTCCCACTTTGTTCACGTTGTATCGATCGCTCAATTCGGACAGAATCTCTATCGCATTTGTGGGCATCTTTGGATTCAGTAGAAGATCGGGGTCTGTGATGATAAATTTATCGCCAGATAGGTTCCAAACCCGAGGTTCATAATACACGCTATGTCCATAGTTTTTCTCCATGCGAATCACTCTGTCCTCGATTGTTTTCAAATAGTCTTGGTGAGGTTGAAATGTACTGGCATTGTCAATCACATAAAAATGTGACGTAAACTTCTGTACTTGTTCTATCATTGACTTGACATACGTAGGGTTGTTGTATGAAATGATAAGGACTGGAATCATTTGCGGTGTATAGACAATCATTCTGTAAACTACGAGTCATACTCTACGAAGGCATTTGCGAGATCGCTCCAACCTGGTCTTTGCTTTCCAACCCGAGGAATCGCATGGTACCACCGCATCTCTGGTTGGAGGGCCTTCCAGTATTGGTCAAGGATGTATAGCCAATGATGTCCTGGGTTTTGTTCAAACAATGTCAGCCCTTCTTCCCATCGAGCAATCAGTCGATCATATGCTCTTTGGTGAACGATGTATCCAGAGGTTGTTTGTGCTTCCAGCGTTCGCCCAAACGATGCACTGTATTCCTCTCCTCGAAGAACGTTATATCCAAACATGACCACATCGTAGTCTTCCGGGAGGCTCGCAAGAACCTCTGCGAAGGCTTCCTTCTCAATCAAAAACTGAAAATCATCTTCAAACACCATGACAGAGGGGTGTCCCCGGTCACGTGCGTTCTTGATAATTTGCAGATGGGAGGCCGTACATCCATGTGCTCCTCCCTTCGGATGGACAATCGCAGGAAAGCGTTCCACATGAATACCCATTCGTTGACACTCGCCTTCAAACTGTTCTCGTCGATCGGTCCGAGAGTCAAGATTGATGTAGAATGCTCCCATTTCATTGATTGTATCTGTGAACTCTAAATGTGTGTTTGAAACTGCTAAAAAAACACGAGACAGCTATAAAATGGTTTCGTTTCTGTCTCAAAGCCAGGCGAAGCAGGACGTCTTCGTCCACACGCTCAACCCATCTACGACCGGTCGTTTTTTTGACATTGGAAGTCATGATCCCATTCGGATTAGCAATACGTATGCCCTCGAAAAGCTTGGTTGGACGGGGTACCTATTTGACATGGATGCGCAGTGGGCACAGCCGACCCAAGCCACACGCACTTCTACATTCGTATGTACCGATGTTGCGTCATTTGATTGGAGGGCATTTCTCATTCGTGAGAATCTCGTAGGTGCACACATTGACTACTTGTCTTTCGATGTGGATGAAGCCTCTCTTGCAACCCTTGAACGGTTTCCGTTTGATATGGTAACCTTTGGTATCTGTACCATTGAACACGATGCGTATCGCTTTGGTGTGCCACGGGCTGTTCGCATGCGGGAGATTCTCCAGTCGCATGGTTACCAGATCGTCTGTAAAGATGTTAAACATGAAGGGTTCCCGTATGAAGATTGGTATGTACATCCGTCCGCACAGATCGATGTTACGGGATTGGCATGCGAAGGATGCGAATACACCGAGATTATTCAAAAGTTACAAACATATTCCCAGGCCCGGTCATAGGCCGTTCTGGCACAGCAGTCACCGTATGCCCAATTGGAAAGAGTGGGATGTGATTCCAAGTTAGAAACCCACGAGTCGCCTTCGGGAAAACACTCCGAAGGTACTGGTGCTGGTGATGAGGTTCAATCTCGCTAAAACAATAGTTACTGATCAGGCCGAAGGTTCCGGGAATACTCGCACCATACGTGGAGGAGGAATGGAGGTGTACCGAAAACCGGGGTGGATTCTTGGCCAGAACCATCTGAATAAGAGAAAGCGCTTCGTCGACATCTACAATGTGATATGCACGAATCGGTGCCCCTAGGAAATCCAGCGCCATACACAGTCCACCATATCCACCACCAAGCTCAACGTACACCTCTGTATCTTTCATATGCCCGATAATGCGATGTGCATGATAGAGATACCGAAGCGATGTGGGGGATACCGGAATAGGAAGTCCCGTGATTGAAAAGGTAGTTGGGCTACCGATTGCATCGTTGCGCTGACAAAATTCGACAATCTGTTCGATTGGCATATTGCACTCCGAAATCAGAAGGGACATATATTCGTTACCCAGCGATTGCGATACATGTTCGAGCATATACGTGTAGTCTGGATGACTCTTAAATGCTTCGTCTCCTGTCCGCAGAGTGCGCAGATAGTTCTGATAACGAGAATACATATTACACAGGATATGGTGTATATCACCATGCTAAGTGTAAATATAAAGGGTGGTTTGGGGAACCAACTGTTTCAACTCGCAGCGGGGCAAACGATTGCCGTACAGACCAACCGATCCTTCTACATCACGACGACCCAAAGTCCGGAAACACATCACTCCACTCAGAACTATTTTGATACGGTGTTTCGCCACTATAAGAAGTATTACCAAACGGTATCTTCTCATACCGAAATCAGCGAGGACTCGTATGAATACCGTACATGGTCGCTGAATGATGAAAGGGTCTGCATCGATGGCTATTTCCAAAACTATCGGTATATTCGTCCAGAATTCATATCTACACTTTCCCTTCCCGATGACACAATGAAACTGGACGGGGCCTTTCTCCACATTCGGGGAGGGGACTATGTCAATCACTTTCTTCATGATGTTGGGCTTGACACATATTATCGACGAGCCATCGCATTGTTTCCTCCGGGTACCCACTTCTTCATTTTTACAAACGATGAACCCTATGCAAAAACAAAGCAGTTTCTGGATACGGTTTCGCACTCCTTTGTCCGCAGCGACGACGAACTGATATCCCTCGTTCGTATGAGCCACTGTACGCTAGGAGGAATCTGTGCAAATTCTACATTCTCGTGGTGGGGAGGCTATCTCAATCCAAACCGTCAAATTATACTTCCATCCAAGTGGTTTAATCAGCCCAACTTCTATATAGAGGGCTATTTCTTCCCTGGAAGTACAGTCGTATCTACAACTCCAAACTAGGCAGTTTCTTCTCATCTGGACGAGTGTCATTCTTGCGGTGTTCTAGCACTTCTTCCCAGAACTTGGTCAGGCCTTCGAGATGATTCGGCAACCAGTTGGGGTCCTTCGGTACAAAGTCTTCCTTGATGGAGCCCAAGACCCAGTAGATCATTTGGGCATCCTCGGGCACCTCTGTCACATCATATTCAACCTTTCCGGTCTCGTAGACAGCGAAGGAACCCTTGCTCGATGTGCTTCGGAGCCATTCCGTATACTGTACTTGCTTGAAACGGAACTCCACATATTCGCATTCATCAATGCCTGTGCATTCCATCTGCATTTGCATTTGGTGGATGTAGCCCATGGGAATCTCGGGCTTTTCCACTCGAGACATCGGACACTTGAACTCCACTAATCTTCCATACCTGCGCAGATCATCCCCATCGTCGGGCACAATCAGTCCGTCCGGAGAGGCTCCCAGGAACTTGTGAATGGGATGCTGGACACAGGACACATCGGTAATCTTGCATTTGGTTCGCTCTTCATACAACCGCTTGGCCACGGGTTCAAAGCGAGTTCCCCAGGCCAAGGCTGCAATGGGAGGACCGTCTCCTTCCTTGCGAGGTTCCAACTTGCGCATCATCACCTCTTTCCGAGCTGCTTCCGATCCAAAGATATTGTAGACTTCTGATGCCGTAATCATTTCTCCTCGTTTGGCGTGCCAGCCATCGGTACGTTGGTCGTTTGCTCCGTACAATCGCAAGACCCGCTCGTAACACCTGTCTCGCATCCACAACCTTCCAAGGTCTCCCCGGAAGAGCGTGTCGACACAGGCAATGACTTCTCGCTTGATGGCAGAATAGGACAATTCGGGTTGGAGGGATTTGCAGAAGAGACAGAACTGCTTGATTCGTGTGTGGAGGTGGGTAAATGGCCGGTTGTCGAGAAGCCACTCGGTAAGTCGTTGTTCCATTGGGATCCTTTGGTCTCACCTCCCGAAAGTTCGTTTTCCAAAGGCCACTCAGGGCTTCCATAGTTGGGTATGTCGGTTCCTTCCAGAATGCGTATTTCATTGGCAAGTTGTTCCTTCATGGCGTCCACAATCTCAGTGAGTTCCTTTGTGAAGGGTTCGATCGCCGAAAGATCTGTCCCACCTCCAGCATATCCGATAGGTACATCATAGGTATACGGCGTGGTAATGTCCTCACGAGATTTGAGCATGGCTTTCAAGTCCTCTTCGAACTTCTGTTTTTTCTCCATGGTGCCTCTTTACGATTTCTTCTCTAACCCATTTTCAATGAATAACCGCACAACACCTATGGAGATTCAAAGCAAAGAGCAGCTCGTTCTGCATCGCCTGACAACTTTTTACGCAAACCAGGAAGTCCTGCAACGTGTCCGCAACATTATTACCGGAGAGTCGAAGATTAGTTTGCGATTGATTGACTGGTTGGTCACAAACTACGCCAAGAAGCACAACATCTCGTATTTGACCAAGAAGGACAACCGTCATGTCATTGTGTATCTCGCCTACAAGTCTCACCTCAAGGCGTATAGCAAAAAGATGTTTGATCCCTTCTGCCGTTGGAAGCGTATCAAGTTCATGGATATGAATACCACGGTGGGCCAGTTGAGTTTCTTTGAGTGGGCCATTCAGGATGAAGTCTTGGATTACCTGGAGGAGCACTACGAGGAAGTCCAGAAGGATATGGATGAATGCAGTACGACCTTGGTCCCCAAGGATGGAGAACGCAGGAAGCGACATGAGTTGTCTCGTTCGGCTACCAAAACCGTCTGCCTTCACAATGTTCCTGTGTCGGTCTCGTTTGACTAGGTTTGTTTTGATCTTCGACATCAGTAATGGAATCCATTCTTGATCCAGGATTTGTCTATGAAGACGTTGACTGCGATATTACAGAAAATGATTTGGATGTCGTGTCAGAGTTGTGGGAGATGGACGGTCGTGAAGTGTATCGGGGATCACGAGACCCACGATATACACACGCAAATGTCTGTTGGTTGTATGATGAAACCCTGGCAAGGGTAGGATTGGTCGAGCATAGCAAACTGGATCATGCGGTCTTTCATATTTTGTGGTACAAGGAGAGTGATTTTGCAACCCTTGTCCAAGAAGATGGATGGACCATCGGACAAGACTTGTGGTCCACCCTTCCACGCCACGTGTTTGATCGATGCATCAATGAAGGATGGACTACCGCAGAGGCTTTCTTGGAGCAGTGTTTGTATGGCCCGACACGGATTGTGACCATCGACACACTCTTGAAACGACCCTTGGTCTACACGTGTACTGCATGTGGAAAAAGGAGTTTGAAGGAACATCCAGGATGCACGATGGTATCCACACCCTTGGACTTTCCTCAAAAGGAAAAAGTGTTGTTTGTTGACGATGATTTGATTGTCAATGTTCCACCCCCTACATCTTCTCTTTGGTCTCGGTTAGGATTTACGCCGGGCCACCTGCGACACGACGGCGGCTCTTTGGTGCCGCAGCCGGAGCCGGTGCAGGAGCCTGTGACTGCTCCACAAACGGAACTGACACCTCCTCCTCCTGAGGCTGCTCCTCCTGCTGCTGTATAGTCTCCTCGGCATACTCGTATGCACCAGCTGCCACACTCGGGTTCTTGGATTCCTCCTCAATCTCATCCTTGAAGACATCGGCTGCTGTGGTACGCTGAGGAGGCGAGACCTTTGCGAACGAGACACGCCAAGTCACACCGAATCCAGTGCCAGTCACATAGATGCTGGGCGTCACCACTACACTGGCATCCACACGCTTGGGGAAGACCTCTGTGATGTTGTCCACATCGAGTGCGATCGGCTTTCCGAGGTGATCGACCACGTCCATCGCCACACGACCGTCGTACACACCGACCTTCATCTTGAGTCCAGGAGGATACTTGCCACTGGGAACCCACTCACCATTGACACGCTCCACCGAGGGACTGAGGAAGAGCTTCATGGTCTCACGGACCAGAGACTCCGAGCGGTCCTTGCCGAACCACTTCTTACTATTCTTGACTGCCTCCTGGATGACCTTCTCCTGAAGATCCAGTAGGAAGTTATACAGGGTTCCAATCGACCCTGCCTCTGTTGTTGCACGAGCCTTTGCATACGGGTCGCAGTTACGAAGTGCGAGCTTCATCTCGTATGCGGTGCCGTTGGGCGTCTCCTTGACATTGACTCCTTGGAAGTAGGTTGCCTTTTCAAGACGAATCTGAAGATTCTGACCATTGTACTTGATGGGAATGCTCTTACCGCCCGCCTTGTTTACGCGGATGTCGCCAAAGGTAATCTTGTTCACGTCGAGGTTGTTCTGAGAGATGATTGCGTTGGTGGCCATATTGATTGCTGCTGTGTTGTACTATCCATGGGCAGGAAAGACGCAAATCCGTTTTGGCCGCACGTTTTTGATTTTCAAGGGATAGAGAAAGAACACTATATGCAATGCGAGTCGATTCGGAAGAAGGGGTCCACTGATCAATGTCCGACCTTGGCATTGATGGGCCATACCTTGTGTGGAAGGCATGCCCGAATGAAAGCTCCTGTTCGATGGGCCGATGTTCATCGTCCCAAATCACATCGGATTGCCAAAACACAAGCTCTGATTCGGGGATGGCTTCTTCGCAAGAGATTGGCGTTGGGAGGTCCTGGAGTCTTGTGTCGAAAGAACCTGGCGAATGATGAGGAGTTGGTGACCTGCGTAGAGAAGAACCGCCAAGATCCCTTTGAGTATTTCGGGTTTGAAGAGAATGGCAAGGTTTGGTGGTTTGATTTTTCAAGTCTGTGGAGATGGGGTGTTCAAACCCATGAACCTGTGAATCCCTATACCAAAGTTGCCTTGTCCAATGAAACTCGCAGACGTCTTCGAGCTTTGTGGGCATACAACCAACGTCATAAACTCCCCACACCCCCAGAGAGTCCGATATTTAGTCAACGTCTGCAACAGCGATGGAATGTCTTGTGCCAGTTGTTCATCGACAATGGGTTTGTGGATGTCCATCCAAACAACTTTTTGAATCTCCACAAGCATGAACTGCGGTCTATGTTGGTTTTGTTACAGCGGGATGTGCAAGTGATTCTTCGTCCTACAGATCCTGGACGAGGTCGCATCCTTCGTCTTTGTTCGGCACCGATTCATTCACAGAATATCACAGAACCTTCTCGCTATGCCATGTGGGTTCCCTACATTCTCATGCTCATTCTCGCAGTTCCCAAAGACCCCTATGTGATGACCTTTTCAGTCTTGTCGGCTCTCTATCGTTGCTAAAATGGATTTGTTCAGTCCACACACCAATCCTTGCCCCCTACCATGAACATCTTCTTCCTCTCATTCAATCCCCGCATTGCTGCGGAACATCATTGCGACAAGCATGTCGTAAAGATGATCCTCGAAACTGCTCAACTCTTATACACTGCCCACGAGGTATTGCCTCCAGGGGCCTACAAAAAGACCCACCTGAATCATCCCTGTGCCATCTGGACACGAGAAAGCAAGGATAACTACAAGTGGTTATGCCAACTGGGACTGGCCTTGTGCAAGGAGTATACCTTTCGCTATGGCAAGATTCACAAGACCCAAGCCCATATAGAATGGCTCACGGCAAACATCCCTGATCTTCCGGATGTAGGAGTCACCGAGATTCGCCAAGCCATGCCGCCTGAATACAAACGTCCCAATCCTGTCGAAGCCTATCAGACCTACTATCGTGAAAACAAACTCAAACTGCGAGGGATTGTTCGTTACTCCAAACGCTCCTTCCCATCGTTCTTAGGGAAGGCAATGTGATAATAATACTTGATCAAGCGCCACGACCAAAGAGCATTCATTGGAAGGAACGGACTCATCAACCAAAAGGTTGTCCATCCTGCAGAGAGGAGGACATACATCGGGAACAAATACATTCGAATCCAAATGTACACAATCAATGCCAGGCCTCCCAGTGTTTGTAACAAAAGGGTGTTTCCGTATCCCGACCGATTCAGCAACCACACCACACCCAACAGGATGTTCGACCGTTCAAGCATGGACGCCGCAATATGAATGTCAGACTGGACAGGTTCTCCCAACCAATAGGTCAAGGTGCAGACACATCCCGAAATGATATGATGAATGTACATCAGGGGATCCGTCCGGTAGAAGGGCAGGAACAGCGTATCATAGACCACATGTCCCACATAGTAGATTCCCAAGTCAAAGGAAGACCATCCGGTGTAGTAGAAATAGGTAAAGGTAGTCTGGAACAAGGTCATTCGCAGCCAAGCCAACCATTCACATTTTTGGGTGTTGGTGAAGGCAGAATAAAAAGGGAACCACTTCGACGCAACGAGATGACCTATGGCAATCGTGGCGGGGTACTCGAGGAGGGGGAGGTAGTGCATACTTTTTTTACCCCCCTCCCCTGTAAACGTTCGTTTGATAAACCGATTTACATGACCGCCGTGGGTAACAATCATAACAAGCGCGTTCAAAATGTCCTCTACTACTTCCTCCGTTAAGGCAAACAAGATGGCGAAGAAGACTGCTCCTACCGTGACTGCGACTCCCGCTGCTCCTGCAGCAACTGCTGTTGCCTCCAAGCCCAAGGCTGCCAAGGCCCCCAAGGCCACTGCCTCCAAGGCGGAGGTCGTTGTCCCTACCACCACTGCGCCTACCGTCCCCGCAGTTGTTGTTGCTGCACCCACCCAGTCCTCGGAGGCTCTCCTCGCCACCCTCACTGAGCAGCTCAAGGCGCTCTCCACCGAGTTCACCACCAAGGTGCGTGAGGCCGTGAAGTCTGTCCAGGAGGCTTCCAAGGCTGCCAAGAAGGAGCAGCGTGATTCCAAGAAGAAGCGCAAGATCAACCCCGCCGACATGACCCCTGAGCAGAAGAAGGCTTGGGAGGCCCGTCGTGCCAACAATGCGTTCCTCGTCCAGCGCCCTCTGACCCCTGAGCTCTGCTCTTTCATGGGTGTGGCTGCGGGTTCCAAGCGCTCCCAGACCGAGGTCACCAAGTTCATCTCTGACTACGTCAAGAGCCACAACTGCTATGACCCCAACTTCAAGCGCCGCATCATCCCCAACGCCGCCCTTGCCAAGCTCCTCCGTGTGGATGACAAGACCGAGGTCACCTACCTCAACCTCCAGAAGTTCCTCAAGGTTCACTTCGTGAAGGCATAAGTGTCCTTATACGAAATCTTGATTTAGGAGTTTGAACTGGAAATGGCAAATGTCGTTTCCGAGTCATGCACTGATAAATGTTGTGGATCCAAACACCACCGACTAAAATAGAAATACCGATGACAGCCCCGATGGTTCCTGGGTCCATTGATACTACACAACAGCATCGTGGCGCAGTGGTAGCGCGTGGGGCCCATATGCATGGCACACCCTAAGGTCCATCGATCGAAACGATGCGATGCTAAAATCAGTCTGGAACTCCAGTTTGATTTTAACTTGAAAACGGATTCGTATTGAGAATCGTTGGTTTTTGTACAGAATGCCGAAACCCGGAGACCATCCTTGGACTCGTGACGAAGATATGGGCGTATCACAAGATTGGTTGAATAACGTACCATTGAGCATTTGCCAACGACGGAATCCTCATTTGAAACCAAAAAGTGTTAAAAAGAAATACGATAACTGTCGTTTCCTTCAAACAGGGAAACCGTTAAGTGCATCACATTGTAGCATACAGCATATTAAGGTATGGAAAGAACTCACTAAATCGTCGTCGTGATCAACTCATGAGGCATTTCCAGATACAAGACCGTGGAGAAGAAGGGAGACATTCGCCCATCGAGAACCAGCGCACGCTGTTTGTCATTGGTCACAAGTGTCTTTGTCAATCTTCGAAGTACTAGTCCTTTTTCCACAACCGGTTTGACTCGAATTTTGCAGTCATTCTTGTTCCATCCACACAGCGAGGACTTGTTGCATGCATCTTTGCTTGTGTACTGTCCGCAGGGTGTTCGGACCTTGTTGACAAACTCCACAGGACTTTGCGTATTGTCCTGATAGGCTTCGTTCTTGAACCATTTGGTGAGTTCTGCCAACAGATCGGCCGACCGATTCTTGATCGCATTGCGCAAGGGGCGATGGGTTTCATCCAGGGCTTCTCCAGAGGCATCCGCAAGAATATCCCTCGAAAGGGAGAAGAGCAAGAACTCGTAAATCTCGGAAGCATAGGTGATTTCCTGCGCAAGTTTGGTGTCTTCTTCATTGGGAGTTCCATTCACCAGCACATCTTCTCCCGACGTACGAATGGTGTCGATGACCTCCTTCACTTCGGCGGTTCCTTCGTAGGGTTGAATGGGAACCCGGAATCCTGACACCAGTTCCAGTTCGACAATGCGTCCGTTCACGTCTGCCACTTCATTTTTCACGTGAAACATCTCATTCTTCGTGGCCATCAAGAACGGACGCAGGACATCTACTCGAGGAAGCTCCTCGTCACGAATGTCTGCATACCCACTGCGAATGGGCACCCCCAAATCGGGCTTTGTACTGGTTGGTTGAATGGGAAGCACAATCTCCCCGGGTACAAAGACTGCTTGAATGCGCTGGAAGGGATCGAGGATGACTTGGTATTGAGACTTTCCAGCCGCCATGAGTTCAGCAATCGCATCTTCTATGACAGGAACATTGATCGCACAGGCCCGACTATGACGTTCACGCAAGATTCCTAACGTCTTGTCTGCAAACGGGCGTTTGCGAAGATCGGTTGTGAACAGTGTGACATATCCTTTGGTGGCCTTCTTGCGAGAGACTTCTGCGAGAAGAGTATTTCCAAGGAGAACCACTGTCCGTGATGTAGCTCCTCCAGACTCTGCCCAGAACCCGCAAATGACTTGCCCTGAATCCATATCCACCCGAATGACTTCGCATTTCAAGAACGTGGTGACATATTCCAACTCTTCTAGGAGAGTCAATCCTCCTCTCTGATAGGCTGCGTCGATACTGGAAATAATCCGATCGATTTCATTGTCGCCTTCCTTGCGATCTCTCCATCCACGGAAGAAGGAACACTGCAGGACATTCTCACGGGCTTCCTTGGGACGAAGAATGGGGGTCTTGTCATCTAACAAGACGGGGAGTGTCTTGGAAGGACGTCCCAATCCTACACGGAAGACATCAGATTCATTCGATGCCAATCGTCCTTTCTTCACACTCTTCGCATAGTTGGGACTCAATCCAATCCTGTCAGCAAAGGCAGAATCCAAATACGCAAATCGCAAAGGACCCACGTTCGCCGAATCCGAAGACAACACATACGTGGCTTCTTCCTTCGGAGCCAAGACTTCCGAAGAAGATCGGGGTGTTTGGAAACAACACGGAATCCTGCGCTTGTTAATCGTGGATGCGAACTCGGCCTTGAGGTAGTCTGGGTACTTTGCTGCGGTGTCTCGCCGAATGACGGTGAACTCGGACATATCCACGCTATCCGATGTGCGTACCTTTCCATCGCAGACTGGGCAGTGCTGAAGACCATCTTCTTTGGTCACCAACTGTTCTTCCGTGAGTGGAATCTCGTCACGAACACACCAATAGGGAGGACAAATCGCAGTTCCGTTGGGTTCTGCCAGTTCCAACTTCTCGTTCTCTGCCACATTGGAAAAGTCATAGTCTGGTCCCACACGGGCTTTGTCTCCAGGAGTCATGACCACAACTTGACGAGGCTTGTCACATTTGTTGGGATAGATGCTCTTGTCAAAGGTCGCAGGATCAAACGATTGTAACCGATTGTTGAAGTAGTTGTAGGTTCCCACGGCACGAGAAGCCACTTTCACTTTCTTCCCCTTGGGAGGGGGAGGAGGTTCTGCCGCCGCATTTGAGCGTCCGATGAACGTTTCCTCGGGTACGACTTCTTCACCTCCAAATCCAAGCAACGCATTAAACTCATCATCCGCAGCAAAGGCACTTTCGATTTGAATCTCCTGTTGCGGGACTGCCACATTCGCCACAACACGTTCCATTCGCTTGGGACACACGGCATCCACATCTGCAGCATCCGACGTCAACACATGACGCAGAATGTTGACATACTTCAATATCCTTTCCAAATCAGTGACAAACTTGATAATCACTTCCTTCGGAGAGAACTGAACCGTTGGATACGCCTTCAAGGATTTCTCCAAGTTCAACTCTTCGGAATGTTCCATGACCGACGCAAACAGGTCGTTGGCTTCCGTGAGTGAGATGTTCATTTCCTTCGCAAGATACTCGGGTGTCTTGTCCGAGTCTTCTTGGTTGAGGATTTGCAACGCTTGAAGTTCCTCCGGACGAATGTCATCGGACGCATGTTCCGCACGAAGCAGTCGAAAGGTCTCGTTTTGGAATCCAAACACCTTTTGAAGACAGGGAAAGCGCAACATATCAAACTCCCGAATCTCCTTGGAATACCTTGCTACCACCGACAAATCGGAGAGTTCCCACCGGCCTTTGCTCACGTCGGACATGGCCAAGAATGGAACTAGCGCATCCAGTGTATACATCCAATCGTAGATGGACGTTTTCAACTCTTCCAAGGTCTCTGCCGAATCCTTCTCACGACGAACATCCACCACAATATCACGGTCTGTCACTGCAATCCTGTCAAAGGAGACACGTGTCTTGCCACGATACAACAACAACGTAGGAAGGCGACGTTGAGGCATCGTATTGGAGGTCCAGCTCTTCCACATGGGAATGTCCAGAACGGGCTTCTTCGCCACCGTATCTTTGCAATAGAACTTGTGACGAGTCGTCTCGGTCTTGGCCGTGAAATATCCGATATAGGGCGTTGTCTCTGACACGGTCATGCCGTAAAAGATCTGTTCAAAGCGTGTACGAGGGGCCGTAAATCGGGTGGAGACCAGTGGAATGTACCACTTGGCACGTACGATGGAAACCGTTTGGTGTTTGGGTGTCTCCAACTCCAACAAGGCTTTCAACTGAGCCTGGGATGCTTCAATGGTAGTTCGCAACGACTCAATGTTGGGAGGTGTATCCGACCGCAATCGAGGAAAGTAGTTCAAGAGAATCCCGGGAGAGGCTCCATCGGGAACAGCCGTAGCCCGAATCTCTGTGATCTCGTAGGGATGATGGGTTTCAAACAAACTGCGCAGTTGCAAGGCAGGACGAGACGCCGCTTGGAGGGGAATGTCTCGAGGAGGCAACGGCAACGCAAACGACTTGACTTCTTCCACACCCAACACACGCCACTCTTCAAAGTCTGTCTCTGGGGCAAACAATGGTTGCAAATACTCGTCGTGGTCTTCCCATTGCTCCTGTGTGATGTCCTTCTCCAGAATCCCTGCTCCAGGACGAGTTTGATTGACATAGGTCCTCAAACTGTCTGTGGTGATTCGCTTTCCATCGATGGATAACCGCAAAAAGAGGTTGGTCCAGTGAAGGGGATTCGACGCATAAAAGTCACTTGGCAACGACGCCTTGACTTCCATGAACAGTCTGTCCGGATGACTGCCCACAGCCAAGGCAACTTGTTGGCGCACCGTCTCGATGGTATCATCCTCGAAGAAGGTGACCGATTGGAGGGTCCCCGTGATAGGAACGGTCTTCATTGTAGTTTCGGCATACAAAAATCAGATAGGGGAGTCCGTGATCGTCATCCCACAATATTCCTTGGGACGTTGGGCATAGTTCTCCGGATGGTAAATCCCCAGTTGAACAGCATCATGTAGGATGCGCTTGAAGTTGGTCCAGAACTCCTGCGTGTGTCCGATGGTCTCTGTCATCAAATGGGCCATCTCATGAAGCATCACAAACATGATCGTGTTCTTATCGATCAATGGATAGTTGGGAGGATTTGTCTTGTCACGCAAACACACGATGATTCTCTGCCCCTTGTTCTCGCTGTACGATGTATCCGGAGACTGCATATCGTTCTCCGAAAAGACATCGGGAGAGAACCGAGAAACAAACAAGGCCACGGGAGGATCTTGAGAGACATTGGGTGTGTCCTGGTAGTACTCGTGAAGTTTGATCAGATTGGCACGGATTTCGGCCATCAACTCCACGGCCTTCTCCTTGTTCGGAAGATTTTGCATTTCGTAGGTCTGGCCATCCGGACCGGTCATACGAATTGTGTTTTTAGGACCCTGTGACACGGCGTACACCAGGGCGGCACCCACACCAAGGGCTGCGATTGGGAACATTGTTAGTTATACAGAAGGGAGTTTAGCCGCAGAGACCCTCGAGGGCACGAGAGGCCTTGAATGGGTCGGGGTCGATGGTGGTGTTCAAGAAGGGACCCACCTTGGACTGGGGGTTGGGGAGCTCGGAGCGGATATCCCAGGAGGCGTTCCTGTTGGTCTGTGCAATACCGACGACGTTGATGTTGGAGTGATACCCGGCCTGGAGGAAGTTCTGGCCCTTGAGGTCCTCAGCCCCCACAGGGTTCACGGCGGCCCAAGAAGCGCCAATCTCCCCCTTGGGGAGGAGCTCGGAAGAAGCAAGCTGAGTCTCCTGGTAGGTCTGCTGGGAAGAAGGGGTGCGGCCCTGGATGCCCTGCACAGAAGAGGCGTTGCCACCGACACCGCCGGGGATGGACATGTAGGGGCCCTGGTCGGAGAGGGGAGCCATGCCGCCTGTGCCGCCGAGCTCCTCGGCCTTGTCAACTACAGTGGCCTTTGCACCGGAGTAAGAAGTGAAAAGAACGTAGAGAACAGCAATACCGGCTGCCACCATACCGAGGCGAAGGATCTTCGTCTGACTGAGCTTAACCATTTGTATTTATGATACAGAGCAGACAAATTTCATGACAAAACAAATAGACGCATTTCTGGACGACGCACTCAAACACGAAAAGGTTCAGAGCCTTTTCGGGCGACTGTTGGCGAAACTTTTTGAATTGTTGACTCCTTATTTAGTTGGGATCGCTATCTTCGGCGGATTGGTGCTTGTTGGTATTGGTGCCATTCTCTACCTTTTGCTCCGAAAGGGGGGTGGAGGTGGGGTGTAGCATGTCAAGAAGTTCCCCTCGGCTCAATCCCCAGAATCCACGAATGCCTCGCGACTTGGCCTCGTCACGGAGTTGAAGGATTGTAAGCTTTTCAAGAACAAGTTGATGAGGGAGTTCAGGAAGAGACAGTATCTGGATGAGCTGATGACGCTTCATGATATAGTATTGTTTGATAC